TGTCTAGAGAGGCTCCGATTTCTGGGTACTCATCCATAGCCTCATAATCTTGGTAACGGCGACGACGTTCATACTCAATCTGTGGTAATCGGACTCCACCTTTGGATATACCAATACCCATAGAAGTGTCTTGTTCACCGTCTGCTTGCTTTACTACGTCCCCTCTAAACGGGTCTTTAGCGGCGGCAGGTCTACCACGCTTCTTCTTTGTCGTAAAGAATGATTTAAAGAACGCAGCGAATGCTCCGGATAAAGGTGCCTGTTGGTTATAGCCACGTGACCCAGGGAATGCGGTATAACCTGCATTCTCATCTAACTGCTCGTTCTCTTCGAGATTTTCGTTGTTGTTATCGTTTAAATCCATTTTCTGTAATCCTCAAACTCCTGGCTCTTACTGTATGTACCCCTGGAGAAACCACCTTCTAGACTTTCTTTGCTAGAAGGTTTTTCCAAGTCACCCATAGTTATAGGGACCGGGCTTTTGCCTACAATGTCTTCCATAATAGTAGCACCGATAGCTAGGCTCATAACTAGGTCATCTGCAAAACCATCTTCTGCTTTGATTTTTCCTGATTTACTTATTATAAAAGTAGTTAGCTCTTTAAAAGTTCTCTCGGAATTAACTTTTATTTTTGAAGTTTTTAAATTTTCTTGTAAATTATTTAAAATTGCATCTCTATTTTTGTTATTTACCAAATATCCCATCTCACCTCTATCATCAGTCCACATGTTATCGTACTCATGAACCTCAAACAACTGTTCAATGAGAGCTAACCCCAGTCCGTTTCTCTCTGGGCAGATAAAGGCGGTATTATAGCGCAACCCTTCTTGCACCATAATTTTAGCAAACTCATTTAACCCAATTCGGTTGCTATAAAACTCAGCTACTTGATTACCGTTGTATAAGTTTATAACATGAAACGCGGAGTAATCTCTATCTCTACCGAAAGAAGTATCGGCAGCGATTAGATATGTGTGATATGGTTGGGGGTCTTCCCACACCCTCATCATATTGTAATGTTTTTTGTAGTACTCCTCAGTTGTTTGCGCCTTGACCCTCTGTAGTGTGCCACCGTCGATAAACGTCTCACCTGTTCCTAGGAACTCTCCTTCATACTCTTGGAGCCAAGCTCTCTCACCCACATTATTTCGCGTCACCTCCGCCCACTCTTCGGTATACTCTGGGTGTTCTCTCCAATGAATATCAATAGTATTAAAATTATTTTTCCCTAATTCCGCATCATGGTACAGTTCGTAGTACAGATTAGCCATACCATTTACTGTGGACAAGATAAAAGCAGAACCCCCCGTAGAGATAGTGGGGTAGATAGCCATCCAAAACTCAGTCATCTTCTCGATAAACGCAGCCTCATCCACAATGAGGAGGGATACTGCTTCTCCACGACCTGCGCCAGCTGGTTGTGATTTAATTTTACTGCCAGTAGATAGTTTTAAAGTGTGCTTGTTTCGCTCTATCTCCTGTGGCTGTAACCAGTTAGGTAAATCATCGTACATATGGACGGCTCGGTCTAAGAAATCTCTCGACTCTCGGTCCCCAATGGAAACCACCATGACGTTCTTATCCTTATGAAAAATAATGTACCAGAGGGCGTAAGCCGCACAAATAGTTGTGGCTCCTGCCTGTCGGAATTTCCTCATCAAATTGAAACGGTGAGACCCGAATTCCTTCACTATTCGTTCCTGGAATCGATACAAATCGAACTTCACGCGCCCGCGCACGGGATGGGTAATGTATACGTAGTTACGTATGAAATATGTCGCATCATTACGACATTTTTCTATTTCTTGTTTTAATTCGTCAGGAGTCATCAAAGATACACTATTATATAGACATGCGCAAACTCGCCTTTATACCTACTAGAGAAGCCAAAGAGCGTCCCATCCAGACGTTCCTGGAAGAAGCCGGATGGACAGTTCATTATATCATAAAAGATTCTATTTTTGATGCATATACTTCTGCAATAAAAGAACACGATTTAATGGCAAAAGATAGAGTAATCATGTGCCACGATGATATCGAGGTTCTCACGAACGTAGACGCCTTCAATGCCATTATCGACAAAGAGTTGGAAGATAATACGGGTTTCTTAGGTATCGCAGGTCCAGTACGTTTGAACAAAACTGGATGTTGGTGGCACGGTCTAGGAAAAGAATTTCCTCACCCTGAATGCTTTTTACGGGGACATGTTTTTCATGGCAAAACTATTCATGAGTGTTACCCCACGTATTACGGTGGGTTCGGAGAGGCAGAAGTTGTAGACGGTCTCTTTATGGTAACTACCGGAGCTACTCTCCACAACATTAAAACTCAGATGCCAGAGGAATTTGTGAGCAAATGGGATTATTACGACATGTACTATAGCTATCAGGCTCAACTCAAAGGACGAAAAAATAAGGTAGTTCCTATATCAATCCTTCATCATTCCCCTGGAGAGGGTGCGTTAAGTGAGGAATGGAATAAGAATAGGGAACAATTCCTTCAGATGTATGGGAAGAAGTTTGTAGATATCACTCTACCTGCCCAAGCCCAATTGCCAGCACAGGCTTAGGATTTTTCTCAAATTTAAGAACTAAATCGTCGAACGCTGAGTTAGCAAATTCGGGTGTGTGAATTAGCATTACCCAGTCGGAGCTATCTATAGTTCTTTTCGAAGCCTTGTACCAATCATCTGCCCATTTACGTATATCACATTTCTCGTCACTCAATATAATGATTTTGTCCGCTTTCGCACAAGCTGCGTCTAGGATTCCTTTCTCGTCACCTCCTAGATTACTGAAGAAGTGTTTCGATGGAAACACTAACCTAATTTTAATCTCGTGCATTAATAATAACGGAAGAAGGTTGATATTTACTCCTTTGGTCGGGCATACATACACTACGGAGGGTTCGTAATGAATAATAGCATTCATAATCTTCCTCAAACTCTTCCCTCTTCTCAAACTGACGTGGGAGGTACTCATCGGAGGGAAATAATTCTCTCCTAGTAATGCAACCTTCGCGCCTTTTTTCAAATGATTCATAACTTAGTACTTTTATTATCCCTATTAGTATTTACTCCTGAAGTGGAGGGCATCGATTCTAATAAAATTCGGTGGGGTACAATTAAAACCTTCACCGAAGGACAGGTCATAGCCGTCTTAGATTCCAAAGAAGTTTATAAAAATATTCCCTACTATCAGACTATAATTAAAGAGGGTATTGTTCCCGGTTCTGCACGTCATGCGCACCTAATGCGTCAGGCTACTCAACTATATAAAGGTGCACTCGGCAAAGCAGGAATTCCCCTGATTGTCGAAATCGGTGGGGTTAATACCAAACTCCATAAAACAGAGGACGTAACAAAAAAAATAATTAGTCTTCTATAACTGTCCGCAAGGAGGTTTAAAATCATGAATCATTACTTTACACATTTTGATAAACTCTTTCAAGAGTTATCTTACGGCTTTGATGAGCCACAACCGCAGCAAGTAAAAGAAAGCTGCAGAATGCCGAAATACCCGGTTAGCAATTGCTACCTGTCGGAAGACCAAAACCAACTCTATTTTGAGTTTGCGTTAGCAGGGTATGAGGAAAAAGAAGTTACAGTAGTAGGGGGAGCCGACCAATTCACGGTGCGAGCCAGGAAGGAGGAAACCCTAAAAACTCAGATGCTTCTCCACCATGGAATTAGTGACAGAGATGTAGACTTTTCCATTAAGATTGACGCACAATATGATATTAAAAAGGCGAACGTTGTCTTTAAGGATGGGTTACTTAGAATAATCGTACCTAAAGCAAAGGACGCTGAATCCGTTATGCTATTCGGTTAATATTTAATATTTGTTCTTTATGGGGATGGTCCCCCTAAAAAGACTAAACCCAGTAGGTGAAAACCTACTGGGTTTTTTAATTGTCTTGTGGTGGTTATAGATTCATCAAATTGTAATCCATATCAGTCCACGCTGACGCTGTTTTGGGCGGTGCAACCCCTCCTTCCGAATATTGCAAACCTCCAGCCACGATTTTTCCTATCACCGCACGAGCAACTGCTGCTGACAGAGTGTCATTATTATTCCAGTCCGCCGCTAATCCTCCTAAAGGATACCACGCGTCTAGGTAAATCCTATTATCACTCGATTCTGTATCCCCGACCTGAGTCCACCTACGTTCTATTCCAGCCGAGGTAGTGTAAATGGCACCTTGAGTCCCCATTCCCACAGAGCCTGTTGTCGAAGAAATGGAAAAGTTGTGCCCTTGACGCATGTTGGCTGCGTTAGCACATCCGCTACCGTCGGTAGCACTTGTGGAAAACCAATCGAGAGAATCGGTAGTATTTCCAAAAACAGATAATTTAAGACCACTAACGCTAGTAGCGGTAGGCAACCATGTTCCCGCAGGTTGGGATACCGTGGTAATCTCGTAATAAACAGTTAAATCCTGTTGATGAGTGTAAGCGGTACCGGAGCAGTTTCCACTGGTAACGAGATTACGGCTACCTCCCACATCCGTCGTAGGGTCCGTCGCGGCATATCCAATGGTTCCGGGAATTGTTAAGTCAGCCATAGTTTAAGTTTACCTCAATATTATATATGTTACTTACATTGTGAGTAGTATATAAAGTTATGAAGAAAGTCGGATTAATTACTGAAGCTCGGATGGCACGTCCGGAAGAACCTAAGCACTACCCCCTCCTATCAGATGATTTATTTGATGGACGGGTTAAACTCTCCGAGAATGTTGGGAGAGGTTACGCGAAGATGGGCATTAAGCCAAACACTCCTGCCGCTAAAAAAGAAGCAGCTCGTCGCAAGAAGTTAAAAGAAGACGATATGGAGGACCTTCCAATGAACAAGACCCCTGAAGCTTCGAAGATGACGACGAACGCTCCTCGCAGAACGACCGGAGCGTCCACTCAGGTGTACAACTCCATGACTGATGGTCAAATTCCTAAAAACAAAGGAACCTTCACCTCTTTAAAGGGAACCAAGAAGAATAATACTTTTAGTCACTTCGCCAAGCGCAGCCCTAAGATTAAACCCCCTACGCACGAGAAAATGAGGCAAGAAGCGAAAGATGATAATTGGATTCAAGGCGCTGAAGCTGATATTAAGCGTCGGGGAACCGAAGGGAAATGTACTCCCATCACTAAACCTGGATGCACAGGTCGCGCTAAAGCTCTAGCCAAAACCTTTAAGAAGATGGCTAAGAAGCGTGATGACAGTATTAAAGCTAAGAACGAAGCCAAAGATGCCAACTGGATTCAAGGTGCAGAAGCGGATATCAAGCGTCGCGGTACGGAAGGTAAGTGTACTCCAATTACTAAGCCAGGATGCAC